ATTTAGCTTATCATCAATCTGATTAAGTTGAATAACGCTATTTGTACCTCTTACAGACAAGTCACCTGTACTTGTTTGATCATCGAATATTAAGCTTCTTTGCCATGTTTCGAGTTTATTACGAATCAAACCAGCTTTATCAGCACGGAAAGTAATATCCCACTTTTCACTGCCAGGATATGTTACTGTGCCAGGGAAGTTAAACTTTAACCCCATATATGTAGCGTTCTGATTTGTAATAGCTCTGTCAGGTAAGGTAGCAGTAGTAATATACACGAAGTCATCTTCATTAAATGTATTATTACCGATAGAGACAACACGAAGCATGTAATCCCTTGCGAAATCTCTTTGCTGTGCTACTCTGTAGAAGTCTTGTATTGTTTGTGACATATTAAATACTTATGTTAAGGTTATTGTAGTAACTCGTTGAAGTCTTGTGATGTCTTAGTGCAATAGAAGTTTATTAAGATAAACTCTGCTGTACGTACTGGCTTAATGTAGATGTCTACAACAAGCGAGTTATCATCAACAACACTTGGTGTATTGTTAGTTGAGTTACATACGATTAAGTAGTCGTAAATGCCTTGAGTATTCTTAGCTAGTTCAAACACTGGCTTAATAGTGCTTACTAAACGGTTTTGTGTAAACGTTGTGTTTGGTTCAAATACGAAATACTTTGAAGTATTTAATACTGATTTTTCTAAGAATAAGAATAAACGACGTACGTTAATACGATCAAATGCACTTGGTACTGCTAATAACGTCTTTTGACCGTATATAGAAACACCTTCATTTGGGAAGTTTACTACAGGGTTAATAGATGCTTTATAAAGCAGATCGCGTTGGCTTTGTTGTGGGTTAATCGCAATGTCTGTTACACCTGTAATAGCACCACGTGTTAAACCAGCAGGTGCACCCCAAGGATAAGCTACTGCATCGTTATTTGTATAAGCTGCTGCAGCGTATGCTGAGAATGGCATCCAGACTGGGTTATTTGTAAACTGATCGATTATTGATACCCAGTTTGCATAAGCAGCTGCATAACTTGTATTAATTGGCGTATAAAGGTTATTTAATGGCCAGTAAATGTTAGACGAGAAGTTAAGACTCTTATTGTTTAGAGTCTTAAAGTTTGTACCTTGTACAAATATACCACGTAGTGGGTCAGATATAAAGATACAATCCTTACGAATACTACCAGCAAGTTCAACGAACTGGTTAGTTACTTGTGACCAATACTGAACAACCGCATCTGGTTGATATGTACCGTTTGATAATGTTAAACCGCTAATACTATTAGTAATAGTAGAGTTAAACAATGTATCATCAAATATACCTGTTACATTTACGCCAGCGTAACCAGCAATAGTTGAAAGACCAGCATCGCAAATAACATCGATGTTATAAAGATCTTTATTAGCTACAGTGTTTATTACTGTTTCTAACTTACCAGCTACGTCACCGATTTGTTTGTTAGCTGTAGTGTTTAAGGAAGGAGCATATACACCTAATGGGAATAGAGCATCACCAGCTGCATAGCCTTCTAAGTTACTAAAGTTAGTTAGGATATAGTTAGCTAAGTCTGTTGTAAATACTCTTGCACACTTTGTAGCATTGCCGGATGAATCTAACCAACCTAAGTTGTTTGAAATATGTGGGTTGATTAATACTGAAATCTGAGTTGATGCATCGTTAACAACGTTCTGCATGAAATCGTTTACAGGTGCACCACCGTTTACGTCTTGTATTGTACGGTTTACATAGAATGAAGCAGCATACCCTTCTTGTAGAGTGTAGTTAAGAGCTAAAGGATTATTACCGAAAGGCGAAGTCTTAACTTTAAACAACGATAAGATACCTAAATCACTGAAACCACCTAGACCGAATGTCGAGATGTCATACGTAGGAATGTTTTCGACTGTTTGTGAAACGCTGCCAGTTTGATCTGTAAATACTGCACTTAACTCAAATGTTAAGCGGCTATTTGGTACTGGTACATATGAAGCAGCAACACCTAAACCAAGGTCTTGTGCAACACTGAATAGTTTTTGAGCTGCAGTAAAGTCAGTATTAGGATTGATGTTAGTATTATCAGCTAAGTTAAGATAATAACCTTCAAACTTTTCGTTGATAGTGGTTTGAGCTTCGTTAATAACGATCATACCAATACCAGTAGCAGATAAGCTAGTTAAGCCTGTAATAGCAGGGCAGGTACCGCCACCGTGAGATGACCAATATACACCGTTCTGTTTTAATGAAATGTAATCTTGTTGTGATAACTCAATAAGTGTTGGAGCACCAAAGAAATATGAAACTGCAGCAGATAATGCTGTAGGTGAACCATTAATAGAAGCATTAATCGAACCAGCTGCAGAAGCAAGTACTACTAATGAAGAAGCACTTAATGGTAATGGAGCGTAGTTAGTGGGAATAACTGGATAAACTAATGCGCTATATACATTTGAGTTATAACCATCGCCTAAACTTTCACCATAAGGTAAACGTACGACGCTTACTTGTGCGTTTGTACCTGCATTAAAAACTTGTTGTACGGAATAATAAAGATAACGTTCAGCGGCAGTTGTTGGAGTACCGAAAATATTTTGAAAATCTTGATTAGTTGTAAGATTTACGACTTCTGAAGCAGGACCTTGCGCGGCATACCCTACCATAAACACGCTTGTTCCGTTTGGCGTAGTAGATGTTTGCGATAGATCGACTTCGTTGATTTGTACCCCAGGTGATTGTATTTGACGTAAAGTAGCCATAATAGTATTTACTATTATTTAGGCTTTCTTTGAAAGGAAAACCCGTGGAATTAAAGTAATTCTGAGGTAAACTGACTGAATGAGAAGGTGAAAGAGGCTTCCATTTGCTCTGCGTCTCTATAGTTGTACGTTATTCCTGTCAGATTAGTAATAAAAGCTTTGCTATAGTTAAAACGGATTTTGTTATTATTGTATTCATCTAACCCGTAAACAGTAATATTGGTTTGATAAGGTTGTAAGTTTGCAGTACCTGAGTATAGTTCTGGGCTAGAAGGTAGAGTAGTGAGGTTATTCGGATCTAATAAGCCAGTTGTTGCACTGTTTATATAATCCAACCACTTCCAAAGCACCCACCAGTTATTAAAGCCGTTATCAACAGTAAAGTTCACTGTTATATCTTCATACTTCTCTCTTTTACCAGATGTAACATTTAAAGTCTGACCAGCAAACGGTAAAACTGTCGGGTTTATAGTAGTAACCGGTACAACAGTACCATAAACTGAGTATTGTAATGAGCTAAGAATAACGTTTTCGTTATCTCGAGCACTTTGATCAGTAACGTTAATACCTTTAAGAGCATCAGGTAAATCTAGTATTAACCTAAATTTATCTTTTCTACTTTTATTAAGAACTGCCTGTTGTGTAATTTGATCGCTCATTATTTTTTACCTTTATGTAGATAGTATTTTTTTACCGAAGGATCATAACCAAGCACAATACCTGAAGTACTTAAACCACGTGGTTCAGTTAATACCTTTTCAAAGTTCATATTATACCAACGTGCAATACTGCTAGCTATTTGAGGGGTGAGATATGTTTTACCTTTTTCTTTTTTCTTTAAGTTTTCAATCTCGTGAAAAGGGGTTTCCATCTCTCTATGTACAGCTGCCACGATGTTAACGTTTTTAGTATCAGTTTTAGTTAACTTTGAAGCACCGGCTGTCATACCTTGATCTCTACGACCTCTACTACCCTTTCCACCCTTCTCTATACCGAACATATTACTGAACATTTTAAACGTTTCGTGCTTTAAGGATAGCTCACTATCTTTTTTAGCCAACACACCCTTTATAAGTCTGTCTATATCCCCGGCGCGTCTTAACTCTTTAAACGCTAGGTTTTCCACTGAGAACTCACCAGCTCTCTCTAAACCAGCTGCGCGCGTCTTTAGTATCTTTTCTTTAGCTGTTTCTGCGCACTCTAAATCACAATCATTACTTAAAGCATGTTCAATAGTAGCACGCATTGCAGCTACTTTAGCAGCTACCTCTTCTTTATTGATAGGCTTAACTTTACTTGGTGCTACCAACCAGCTATCATTCTTTATAGAGTATATACCAGTAGCATAATGTTTTTCATTTTTATCTTGTACATATGCTTCAACGTCGTAGCCCTTAA